ACGGCTTGCAAGCGCGCCAAACGATCCGCTTCTTGCGCCGCTTGAACAGACAACGCAGCCCCAGGTGCGGTTTTAGCTTGGACAGTCTCACCAAGATACTGAATCTGAGGTGAAGTCACATCTGACAAAGCCTGACGTACTGTCATGTCTGGCGTTGCATTGGCCAACGCATTTTGAGCAGCAGCTATGTTCTGAGGTGTTCTGCCTTCTTCAGTCAGCGCGTTACGCACAATGTTGCCTGCACGGGCTGAAGCGCGTTGGCCAGTAATTGCGTCTACTACGTTGCCTGCGCCTTTTGCGCTCAAAGCTAAACCGTACCCAGCGGCGGCGGTAACAGGTGCTAAAGGGTTGGTGTATGTAGCGGCAGTACCTAGTACTTTTGAAGCCGCAGGCGCTACGCGAGCAGTTGCCGCCGCACCGCCGGTAAACAACGTAGATAGATCAGCCGCTGCTCCGACAGGGTCAGTTGCCAAAGTGTTTTTCAACGCATCTACGCTACCGTAACGGTCTTTAAACATACCGCCAACAGCGTTGGCCGCGTCAACAGCACGTTTGGCTGCTTCGGGTTTGTTGTCAATTTGGTTGACTAAATCAACAAGGTCTTTGGGTAGTATGTTTTGTAAAGCGCCAGCGCCAACATCTAACACACCCGACACTGTTTGCACAGGGTTTGTAATGGCAGTTATTAGACCTTTGTAAAAATTGGCGGCGCTTGTACCTACGTTAGCTAACGCTTCCCCTGGCACATCTGAAAACGACCGTCGTTGTGCAGGAATACCGCTACCACCGCTTGGCGCTGGCTTTGCAGTACTAAGATCAAATCCACCAGTTGCAACTGGCGCAGCGGTGTTAAGATCAAAACCCATTATTTGACCTCTTTAAACGATTTACGATCTGGGCTTACCCATGCTTTGTTGCCTGCGGCGTCACTTTCAAATGTCCAATTATTGCCAACGCCTGCTGGACGCGGTGCGGCGCTTTTAGCGGATGACAACGGCGGCACTATAACTGGCTCAAGAGAAAGACCTGTTCCTTCAGTTGCCGATTTAGGTAGTTGCTTGACACGTTTGTTCCATGCCTCTGCACTACGAACAGCCGCTTGATGTTGAAGTCTAGCCAATTCGGTGAGCGTTTGCGCGGTAAGCTGGATTGTGCCTCCAGCAATACCTTTTAAGAAGTTAAGATCTTTATCTGTGAAGCCTTGCCCTGTACCTAAGTTAGCGCTTTGGATTGCGTCCAAAGTGCTTTTACCTGTAGCGGAAATAAGTGACTCAGTGTTGGCAATTTTTTCTTCGTTGCTTGCACCGGCCACATTTAACGCGCGCGCAAGGTTCAACTTGACATCCGCAATAGGGCCTGTGAATACATTGCCTTGGTTGACCAAATCAATAATTCGATTGGCGCTTTCTGCCAATTGAGGCGCTTTCTCAGCAGTGGCCATTTTGGTAATGTCAGCCTCCGCCATTTTGCCTGCAAACTGCTCGCCAAATTTTTTCTCGGTGCTCTGAGTAATGTTGGACGCGCCAGCTTTAGCAATTTGTTTCTTTTGCTCAAACACATTAGCAGGCAACGGCACATCAGCAAAAGTGCCAACGGGCTTAGGAGCGCCGCCAAGCCCAGGTGTTTGGAACATCTGCGTTTGGCCACCTTGGTCAATAGTACTTGTAGTTGGCTTGTTCAACTCTATAAACTTTTCAGTGCCGAGTTTGGATCCGTTGATTAAATCAACAAAGGCTTGTGGGCCTCTAGCAATTGCGGCTTCAATTTGAGCGCGCGATTGATCTACAGTTATGCCTCGCGCTTTTAATGCAGGGCCAATGACAGGGTCTGCGTGATTGGCTTCATGCCATGCAATGTATTGTGCTGGCGCATTTGGGTCGGCAGGGTTAAGCGTATCTAAAAACGACCGCGATTGTTTTAGTGCTGCATCAAGCAATTCAGTTTTATTTTTAGTTAATGCTGTCGGCTGCGCTTTAACTTCACCTTGTGTCTTTTCAAGCAACGCCGCTTCTTTGTCTAGCTCAGTCAGCGTTTTTTCAATCCCAGGTAATTTAGAACCAAAGCCACCTCTAGCCAAAGTTTCGCGTAAAAGATTGCGGTCTATCTTGCCTGTAGCAGGATCGTAAGATTTTGCATACGCTTCGTTAAGCGCGTTGACCGTTTGTTCTTCACGCTTTGCCGTACTTAACTGATACTGCGCCAACGCATTTTGATTCTGCGCGTTTTGAATAGTCGCAAGTTGACCATACCGCGCAATTGGATCGGCTACTTGAATTGGTTGAACACCAAGAGAAATTCTAGGATCAATAGGCATGTTTAAATCCTTAACTTAAGATGTAGGGCGACCAGATGAGTCATACAACGGAATCCCCCCGCCGCCGCCGCCTCTTAGCGCGCTCAAATAATTTTGCCCTTGGTTGTAGTTTAAATACGTATTTAAACCGCTCGTCAAAGCGTTTGCAGTGCCGACGTACCCCGACGCTCTGGCCGCAGCCGCGCTGCCCATAGCATCGCCAACATTTGAAGCCATAGTTTGCCCTGCACTGCTAATTTGTTGGCCTGTAGTTTGGCCCATACCTGTCAACGACTGTAACGGTCTTAAACGAGCTTCACGCTCGGCCTGATAGCGGTTGAATGCGTTGGTGTATTCTTGCGACCCATAGTCTTGGCCAAAACGCTGAAGAGCTTTGCCAGTACCACCAGACAGCAAACCACCGCGAGCCGCAGCAGACCGTTCCAAGGCTTTCTGACCTTCGCTCAAGCGAAACGCGTAGCCTGGATCAGCTTGAAATTGATTCATATCAAAATTTCTATACTTTGACGCTTCAACTAATTCTGGCAACGCATTGACGCCAACGTCATAAAAAGGCTTTTGCCTAGCTACAGTGTCTTGGTATTGTTGATTCTGCAACTCCGCACTGCGATTCATTGCGTCAGCTTGTGTGCCCGCAGCTTTATTTGCCGCGTACCCTCCTATAAGTGAGCTGCCTACTACAGCCCCTGCGACCCAAAAAGTCATGTTAGCTCCTTAACTTTTACTTGGTTGCCGATGCCATACATACTGTTAGGTTCATCTTCAACAAGTTCTTCCTCTGCTTCTTCTACTGTTGTAGATTCAGTTCTGTGAAACGTCATGCACAACGCATCTGTTTCTGCGTACACGGCGCGTTTGGTGCCAGGCTTACTGCACAGCAAATGGGGGCCTGTTACAAGCTGCGCACCGTCGTCGGTAGTGATTGCTACTGTGCCCGATACAATCAAGTAAAAATGTTCTTTTTTGTGAACTTTACCAACCACCAATACGCCAGCAGGGCGAAAAACTTTACGGCAGTACATACCGCCGTGGAACACATGTTCAGTTTCAGGTTGGTAAGGCTCAAAAGCCATCAACGCGTCTTGCAACGCTTGGACTTTACCTTGCATTAAATCTGAAGACAGATCTACTTGCCGCGCCTCAGCGCGTTCTTTAGGATTTGACTCAACGGCAATACTGTTCATAATCGTAGTCATTCCAAAAGCAGGTTGTTGTTGGACGCGGCTTGCATGATGACCCAGTTTGTGCCATCAGACACCATTGTCGCCCAGTTTCCAATAACATCCAAGAGAATTGCGGTTCCAGCCGAAATGCTGTCAAGTGGCACAACATTATTTGACGCTGACACCAAAAACTGCGCTTGCATATTCTTAAATGTAACCTGTCGCCCAGTGTAAGCCGTCGGCGTTGGTAGGGTAACAATACAAGTCGATCCTGACTTATTGTTGATAACCCAAGATTCATTATCCGCTAAAGTAAAATCCGCCGTTTTAGTAACTGGCGCTGAAATAGTCGAAGTTCCCCACGACGGCGCAGCATTAGGGCCATTGGTAACAAGCACTTGGCCAGCCGTTCCAGGATGGAGTTTTGCCAAAGTGGTTGTGGTATTTGCGTACAAGATGTCGCCAACCAGATACGACGAAATACCCGTGCCACCATTGATTGCAAGGGTTACTCCAGTACCCTCGCCCGTAATCGTGTACAGGTTATAGAAAAACCGATACCACTCCCGCGACATCAATCCTGACTTTGGGTCAATTAGATTAACACGGGGAGCCGTGATCTGAGTAATATTGGGTGTTGTAGCCATTATGCGTTCGTTGGGCTAACCAATAGCTCTGCGCCCATGATTGCAACCTTTACTGGGTCAGTCATTGACACCTCGTAAACACGGTCACGTAGCTTGAGCGTCATGCCAAGCCTGCGCCAAAAGACGCGGCGGTAATACTCGCCGATCTTGCCCATTTGGCTCAAGTGTTCATTCGACCATGTGTGGCCACCATCATCAGACCAGCGCAACATAAGTTCAGGATTGCTGCCTTGGCCTGTAACCAAACCAGTGCCCGATTCGCAGTCTAGTTGCAAGCTGTGCTGTGCCGTGCGCTTGAGGTTATTTGTGCCTGTTGGCAACGCTCTCCACGACCGCAACCACTTCTGAATGCCACCATTATCAGCGTACACATTTAGGTCAAGGGTATAGATGTTGCCGTTTTCATAGTCACCAACTACCGTATTTCCACCAAAGTTGCATTGGCAGTTGCTGCGGTGGCGGGTAAATTCACCTACTGAAGTATCCCAGCCAGCGCGTTCGTGCCACGCTTGGGTAGCCACATCGTAGACCCAAGTGGCGTTGGCAGTGGGGAATGTCAACACATAGAAGGCATGGCCTTCTTGTTGGTATGTGTAGGCCACAGCGTTTGAGATGTTGCCGTACTGGGCGATAGCGTACTCAATGGCGTGGGTAGATACCCGTTGGCCGGTGTAGCCATTGGCGCGGTAGACGATACCTTGGCCACGGGCGTCTGTACCAAGCCAAAACAAGCCGTTGTCGAGCTTTGCAACAGAGAATGCGGCTACACATCCAATTTCGTTAAAAGCGCCTTGGATGCGCTGCAAAGGGAAGTCAGCAGCGCCAGAGTCATACCAGACTTCAATTGAATCAGTGCCAAACAGCCATGCTTCTCGGTGGTCTACATTGATGGCGACTAGCCCGTCTGGCGAACCTTCAGCAGACGCAAAGTCAAGAGGGTCAACTGACGTGCCGTCAAGCAATTGAGTCACCCACACTTTTTGGGAGTTTGGTTCGTTGTAGACAAAATACCCATCCAAGTAGCCCACAGTCACGGCACCCGTAAAGTCGGGGTCGGTGATTTGGGCAAATACGTTGGTGACTTCGTTGTAAATAAATCCGTCAGGATTGCAAGCCAAAAAGATTTGTGTGCCGTTGTCGGCAATCGATACTGGGCCCGTACCAGTTACCGTACCCAGCAAAGTGGGTGTAGCGGTTAATCCAGTGACTTTATAAAACCCAGTACCAGACACAACATAGAAATCGGTGCCATTGGTCTGGTGCGCCCACAGCGCCCGAATTGGGCCAGTGCCTATGGCTTGCTGAAACTTAAGGCCAGGCGCGCGGTTAAGAAACCCAGGTTCTTTGCCGCCTTCAGGAATAACTTCAGGAAACAAATTGACCATGCGGTTATCCGCAGCGTTGATGCTGCGGGCAACATAGCTGGAGCCAAGGATCGGCGTCTTCATCAATAGTTGCCAGCAAAAATATTGAACCGCTGACGTGAGGCCACAATGGCATAAGGCATTGACATGATGTCGTCAGGATTGTTGATGCGCTTCAGATTACGCTTAGAGGTCATTGCAATCCGTTGCACTTGTGGGCTTGGCTCCACGCCAAACTCAGGTGCAATTTCCATTGCCAAGTTGTAGACAAACGCCCGCAGATAGCCTGGAGGAAACAGAATATTGGTTACCAAAGTGGCAGGCTGACTTAATTCCTCAACCGAAATAAAGTGCCATTCCAAGTCCCGTGTAGGCTGCGGGTAAACGGTCATCGTAACGTTAGGGTAGGTCATGTTGACAAAAATGACCTGCGGGTACGTTGATGTAACGGTTTTCACAGCAATGCCGTCGTATTGCTGTTGATTGATAAATTTGATGCCGTAAGACACATTGGTGCCCGCATCGCGGTAGTAGGTGGCGTCATCCAGCAATACTGGCCGGTTACCTACAAAATTACCTGACGGGCCAAGAGTGCGCGTAATTTGACCCGCAGGCCAAGTAAACATTTGATCTTGAGTACTGAAAACAGCCAAACGCTCGGTGTTCCATGAATCAATCATCTGATTCAGCGCCATCAGCGAATCTTGAGACACGGACGCAGAAGGTGTCTCACCTTCAGCCAACACGCCAAGCAATCGCAATGCTCTATTGATTTGATCGCCAGCGGTATAGATGGCCATGTTTATGCTCCTTGTTCGACCACCTCTGGTGATCGGCTACGACGACGTTTGACTTCCAGTGGAGCCGCCTCAACAGGCGTGTCTAAAGTATATCGCACCCAGCCATTTTTTTCATCTTCTACGGCTTCAAGCTCCATGGTCGCAACCTTGGCACCGTGAACTTCATGAGACATGTAAATAACAGCCATAGTTTAAGAGGGGGCTGTTTAGGCCCCCGTTTGGTTTAGCTTGCGCCGTGAATGATGGAGAAGTTGATGATGACAGCTTCAGAGTATGAAGTGGCAGTAGTCAAATTCCGCAACGTGATCAAAGCAGAGCCAGCAGCCAAATACGAAACGTAAGTGGTGTAAGCCCCCGCCGCGCTACCAGTAGTATTACTAGAAACGCACACAACGATTGTGTCATTGATAGAAATCGTGCTGTTGGTCAAAATGAACGATACAGCAGTGCTTCCCGCCAATGCTGCGGCATCCATAGTAATACGGCCAGCAGACTTGTTTAAAGTCACGCCCGTCGCCTTACTTGTCAATTGAGTTACAGCACCTTGTCCGGCTGCTGTGTAACCAATTTCGCTAGTGGCATATACGGTTGTGCCAACAACGGTTGATGGTATGGTCGCGCCGATGGTGCCGCCGTCAATGTCTTGGTCGCTGTACGCAACGCCAATTGATTTGGTATTACCCATTTTCTAATCCTTTGAAAAATAGGGGCCGAAGCCCCTATTAATTACATCAAAAATGCCGAATAAGCTGCGTCGCCAGTCTTCACAAAACGGTAGGTGTAAGCACCGAAACGTGGGACAGTGACTGAGCCAAAGATCGT